TGAAGAGCTCCGCAGGATCCAACTCGCCCGAGAATTCTGGAAGGGCCTCCATTACGTTTATTACGACGAGGAAACCGAGACATGGCAACTCCCCTTCCAGGTGATGAACCAACAGCCCCCGAAGGAATCCGACGAAATCCCGCGCTATTCCTATGTTACGAACTTCTATCAGGCGTTCGGCTTGTCGATTATCGCCGTTTTGTCGAAGCGAGCTCCAAGCGTGAAACTCTGGCCACAGAGCGCACGCCAAGAGGAGGACGTGGCGACGGCGAAGGTTGGCTCCGATATTATCACCGTCATCCAACGGAATAATAAAGTCAGCCACCTACTCACCGAGCAAGCCTGGTACTTGTGGACTGATGGCACCCTGGGCGGATATGTTCGTTACGTTGTGGACGGCGACCGCTTTGGCTACCACAAAGAGAACGAGCTAGGATCCGCCGATCAAGCGATGGGGCCGGGTATGTTCCAATGTCCCGCGTGTGGCACCCAAAACCCTGTAGGCCCGGAAGGCCCGCGCTTTGTTAATATGTGCGCCCAATGTGGCGAGTACATGGATGAATCGAGCTACCAGGCCCCCCAAACCGTTCCCGTTCCATTCGTGAAGAATACGGTCGATATGCCCAACGGCCAGGAAGAGATTACCCTTGTCCCCAAGCTGGAACTCAAAATCCCCAATTGGGCGACCCGCTTCACCGATTACCCTTATCTCCAATGGCAAACCGAAGCGCACCGCTCGAAGCTCCGGGCGATGTATCAGAAGGCCCAATTAGGAATCGCTTCCGAGTCTGGCGGCCTGGGATCGATAGGGAACGACGCCACCGAGCGCACGACCCGGCTCGCCTTGAAGTCAGGAGCCCGCAGCGCCGTCATGGGGGATCCGAGTGTCAACCTGGTCACGTTTACGCGCACCTGGTTGAGGCCCTGGGCGTTCTGGATCCTCGAAGATAACAAGATGCGCGAAGAGCTCTTGGCGATGTTCCCCAAAGGCTGTTATGTGGCTTTTGCGGGAGATACTTACTGCGAGGCTCGGAATGAGAGCATGAACGATCATTGGCGGATTCTTCATGCTTATCCGGGCGACGGCCAAAGCCGGCCTGGCATGGGTGACGTGATTATCCCCTTGAACAAGCGATTCAATGAGCTGTCTAACATCCAACAGGAAACCTATGAATTCGGTATCCCTCCAACCTATGTCGATTCGAACCTATTGAGCCGCGAGGCGATTGGATCCACGAAGGCGCTCCCGGCTTCGTTCTACTTCGTCAAGGGCCGGGTTGGCCAGTCGATTCGAGATGGAATCTTCACTCCACCGCCCGCCCAGGTGAGCCCAGACATGATTCAATCAATGGGCGACCTCATGGGGCCGATGGCTCAGTTTCTCACTGGCGCGTTTCCCGCCCTGTTTGGGGGAGAAATGGAGTCGAACGACACGGCCTCGGGCTATGCGATGGCCAGGGATCAAGCGATGGGTAGGATCGGCCTGGTGTGGGACGCAATCAAGTGGTTTTGGGCTGAAATGATGATGCTCGGTATCGAGTGCTTCAGAACGAACCGGATGGACGATGTTGAACTGACGATGGAGGGGAAGGGCGGCACCTGGGATTCGCAATTCATCAAACAGGCGGATCTTAAGGGCAACCTGTACGCTACCCCGGAAGTCGATGAGTCGTTCCCGCAAACCTACTCTCAGATGCGGGCGACCGTCATGGAGCTCATGCAAAGCCAGGATCCCTACATCCAAAAGATTATGGGCGGGACGGTCAACGTGAAGCTCACCAAGCGCCTTCTGGGACTCGAACAGTACGTTATTCCCGAGGAAGATTCAGAAACCAAACAGTATCGGGAAATCTCCATGATGCTTCAGAGTCAACCGACAATGGTTCCCGGAGCGCCTCAAATGGATCCCGAGACGGGTCAGCCTCAAATGGATCCTACCGGGTTGCCGGCGGTCGCGCCTCCCACGTTTGCGCCGTCGGTGCCTGTAGATCCTCAAGTAGATGACAACGACACCGAGGCCGAGATTTGCAAGATGTGGCTTAACTCCCCCGAGGGACAGGGGACAAAATTCACTAATCCAGCCGGGTACGCGAACGTCAGAGCCCATTTGTTGATGCACGAAGAAGCTGTCATGCAACAAGCTATTCAACAGGCGATGATGGCAGGGCCAGCCCCCGGAGAAGGCCAGCCAGTCAAACAAGGAGCAAGCCAATGATCCTCAAATATCTAGTTACTGAAGGGGAAGCCGCGAGCCTTGAGAACCAATTTACTTATCACTCTCCCAAGGAAGATCAGCAAGAACGGTATGTCGAGATCCGACACCAGGCGAAGCAATTAGCGTTTTTGCTTTTGGGAGCGACGCCGCCGAGTAGAGAACGATCTTTGGCTCTTACCAATTTGGAACAAGCGATATTTTGGGCTAACGCCGCTATCGCCAGGAATGAGTAAGGTTGTTTGACAAAGTTTCGGACGCCTCAAGCCCGGCCAGGTGAGAGAGTTTAACCGAGCCCAAGAAATAGAAAGAGGGTCGTTTCGTGTCACGACGAGGCGGCCCTTTTTCTTTTGGGCAAACAAATAATGGCCAATCCGATGCCCGGTTTCCAAGCCCGGTTAAACATGGAGCCTTCGGAAGGAGTAACAAATGCCAGGAAGCGTTTTAGAAAACGACGAAGGGCTTAAGATTTCGCCCCCGTCACAAACAGTTAAAGCCGACTACCGGCGGAGTGATGCCGAGCTGTTGGACGTGGATCCCGACGCGCCCGATTTGGGAGATGCGGGAAGGAAGCAAGTCGCGCCTGTCGCTACAGAGAAGCCGGGTGACACCGTGCAGCTCGATGACGACAATCAACCGATCGTCAAGCACCCCGAGCCCGAGAAGAAGCCGGCCAAAGAGGCCGACGACGACGAAGAGCCCGAGGAAAAGACAACGGAAGAGAAACAGGCCGACCTTGAAAAGGCCAAGAAAGCCGAGGATGAGGTAGAGCCACTTAGCCCCTTAAAGGTCACTGAGGAACTCAAGGCCCATTTCCAGGATCCCAAAGTAGGCCGGGAGCTCAAGAATGCGTTCTACGGCTACCAGGCTTACAAAGAAGCGATTCCTAGCGTTGAGGATGCGCGAGAGCTCGCCAAGCTGTTCCCAACGATTGAGGACGCCCGAGAAGTGATGGAAACCTATGCAGGGTTTTCAGATTTGCAGGATGCGTTTGAAAAGAACCCAAAAGGGTTTGTTGAGAAACTCCACGAAGAAGGGGAAACCGAATTCGGGGCGATAGCCGAAGAGCTAATGAGCCAGCTCCCGGACTTGGCACCAGGCGTTTATAACAAAGTAGGTCGTCAAGTTTTCGTTGAGGGCCTTCAGTACATTTTCGCCGAAGCCGAAGCAATCGCAGCAAAGGCGTCCCGCCAAAGCAACCTTGAACTCACCCCTGAGAACCTTCGCACGGCAGCCGACGTGATCGCCCTTAATCTGTTCGGGGGCAAGAAGGTTGCCGATCTTGACAAGCCGCTCGATGAGCGAGACACCCGGATCCAGCAGCTTGAAACGGAACTCCAATCCGAGAAAGCGTCAAAAGGGGATGCACCTTTGCAAACCTTTGTCATTGGCGTGGATCGGTACATCGAGAAGCATCTTAGCGCGAACATTGACGAAGTAATCTCCGGGCTCTTGGAAGTAGAGGGCTCGAAGGACGCGGTTTCGGCAAAGTCGCTCGAAAAGATCAAGCGGGAGATTTACCAAGAAGTAAAACCCCAACTGTTGACCGACAAGCGCCTCGGGGATCGTATTAAGGCCGCAGCTCGAAGCGGCGATTATGGCTCCCGGCACACAAGGAAAACAGCGGAACCCGCTCTTGAAGTGGCCCGCCTTGCAATCAAGAAGGCAGCCGCCCGGATCGTCCCGGAGTGGACACGGGAAATCATTCAAACCAACACGAACAGATTGAACACGCAACGCCAGGCGGCACGCCGGCCAGACTTCTCTAGTGGCGGCCCCAAGACAGTCCAGCCTTTCACGGCGATCACAGCGGATCAGATTGATTATTCGCGCACATCACCCGAGGACATTCTTGACGGTCGGATCACGGTTAAATCACGGTAGCGAACCCCGCCGGGCGATAAGGAGTTTTTCACATGGCAGCGATGACTAATACTCAGAGCGTAGCCTTACAGCTTGAAAAGGTCAGAAACAAACTTCCCCTGCTCTATGAGCGGGACGACGTTCTGTTTGCGGCCATTAAAGCGCGAGGGGAAGTGGAACGGGTTTCTACTCGTAACATGAGAATCCCCTTAAAGCTACGTCCCGGCGGGAAATATGGACAAGCCGATATGGACGGCGGCGACCTGGGCCGTGGGTCAGGTACGACTTACGACGTGGCGACCGTGACTCCGATCTTCTTCAGATTCGGAATTGAAATCACCAAGCTCGTCGAATACGCAACAAACAGCTCAGAGAAGGCCGTGGCCAACGCGGCAAAGAAGGAAGTCATTGAAGGGATGGCGCAATTCAGAGCCGCTCTCGATAAGCACACGCAAACATCGGGTAACGGCGTCCTGGCTAACGTCACGACTTCAGATGGTGTCGGCAACCTGGTTTGCCTGAACACCGTCAATCCCCAGGGAGTGCAGCTCCTCTACTTCAACCAGAAGGTGAGCTTTTATGATGCCACCTTGGCGACCAATCGAGGCACCGGGACGATTACCGCGATCGACTACACAGCACAAACGATCACGGTTATCACTGGCGGCAACGATGGCACCGTAGTCCTGGCGAACATCGTTGCAACCGACTTGATCCTCCCGGACGGCGTGACGGGCGCAAACCCAACAAGCCTCTTCGGAATCAAGTACCACCAGAACTCAGCGGCTACGGGAACCTGGCTCAATATGAACCGGGCGAACTTCCCTGAAATCCGTACTCCCACGTTTAACGCGGGGGGCGCGGCGCTGACGACCGGCATGGTGCGCCTGGCGATCAACAAGATCAAAAAGGCGTTGGGCTTGAACGGTGTCGGAAAGTTGATGGCCTATTGCAACCTGGAGCAAGAGCACCAGTACGAACAGCTTGGAGTAACGATCACCTCTATCGCTACGCCTTCCGGGACTGTGCGTGACCTGGAGCTCCTGTTTGAGGGAAAGAAAACGATGGCGGGCGTCCCCTTGATGCTTTCGATCAATGCGGATCCTACCCGTATCGACTTCCTCGACATGACCCATTGGGGACGTGCCGTGATGCAGGACATCGACTATTTTGAAATCGGGAATCAAACGATTTTCCCGGTGTACGGATCCTCGGGCGGGTTGGCTGCGGCTTACCTGTTCTACTTCGTTACAGGGATGCAAATTTGGAATGACTCGCCCCGCAACGGGAGTTTCATTTCGAATCTTGAGAAGCCAGCCGGCTACTAACCCCGGAGGCTGAACAGCGCGGCGGGCGGTTCTCTGAGGGCTGACCCGCCGAGCTGATTGGAGTACGAGATGCCTATAATGGGCGAAATTATTACTTTGAATCGAGACAGGTCGATATATCTCCCGGACGGATCCGTTTACACGGGCCGGCCTCGGGCTCAAGTGCTCAAGGAAGTACATGAGTGCCCGCCAGAAGTACAGAGCCAGATCAACCGCAAACTCGGGTTGAACCGATTCGATGGGCCGCTTTACCGGGTTGTGTGGGGCTGGAATCGACTCGATTGGGTTGCCGGGAAATTCACCCGCTACTCTGACGACGGAGTATATCTCCGCGAAGAGTACGGCTCCTTCCTCGAACCCAAGTACAGCTACATGGGCCGCGAGGGCCTTAACCGTTGGATGCTGGAAAGATGGTACGCCCCGGAAGAGTATGGATCCCGCGAAGCCTGGGAATTCGAGACAACCGAGATTGAAGGGGATCGGGAATTCCAGGCGCTCGGGCCTTACCCGGATCGCGGGGGCTATGAGCTCGTCCAAGTCATGCAGGACAGCACCGGCGACTTCATCCAGCTTGAGCAAGAGATTGTCGATTATCTGATTTGGGCCTGTGAAGTAAGCCGTGAGCAAAGAGAATCGAAGCGGAAACAGCGCCTCGAAGAAGAGCAAGAACGGGAAGAGGCCAAGCGTCGGGCTCTCTACTCGGACGTGTTTGACGATGCAGCGCCAGCCTTCGGCGGCGTTCCAAATTCCACCCAGGCCAACGCACCGAAAGGCCAGGTTTACAAACTTGACAGTCTGAAGGACATCGGGAAGAACAAAGCCCCGAGTATGCCCGGAATGTCTGTCGCTTAAAGGAGAGCAATATGCAAAGCCCCAAGGCCGTGATCGTTTCATTGTGGGACTACCCGTTTCACATCGAACGCACTCATGGCTCGTATAACCTTCCAGCTCGACCGGACAACGGCAAGACGATTCTCGATAAGGAATTCAGCGAGAGCTATTCGACCCTACAGCTCTATGACACCAAGGAGGGAATGGACATCGGGGAGAAGCGGCGGATCCAGATGAAGGAGAACGCCCGAGACATAGCCGAGGACATCGTTAAAAACGACGACATGGAGAAGTTTGGTTGCTTTGTGGCCGCCGGCATGGTGCCCACGGAAAAAGAGCTTCAACTGTCACGCGGGCGGATCCTGGCATTCTTCCGGTACCTGATCCAGGACGGAGATATTAAGTGGGGGAAACCTACGACCCGCAACGAGATTACCGACCTTCACCGCAAGGCCGTTCAGCAGCTCAAGGAAGAGCGGGAATGGGTTTACAAGCAGAAGCCAGAGGAAGCCCAACTTGATCGGTGCCCGGCGTGCGGCAAGCAACAGGAAATTGCGGATCCAGCGCGTTGCTGGAATTGTAAGTACATCATCAACAAAGCCAAGGCCAAGAAACTCGGGATCGAAGAAGCGGCATAGGAGCATAGATGGCAACCTTGACAGATGTTCACAACCTGGTTCGAGCCTTAGTGGGGGAGAGACAAACTCCCCCCGAGGTTTACACTGACGCATTCTTGCTCACGATTTCCCCGTCGGTTTACCGGGAGATTCAACGGCGCTTCGGAGCCGCCGGCGTCCAAAACCTGATCGACGTGGCGCAATTCAATATCGCATCCGGGATCTTGGTCGCGGGAGTGGGTACAACCGGGTGGCCCGCCGCCGGGATCATCAAACCGATCCGTTTATGGGAGCGCCCCCAGGTGTCGGCGCTGTTCTCTGACTTCGTGCTGATGGAGGAAGCGGATCCCGAGCTTCAGATTCGGGCGACCCTGGCCACTTTGTCTCATTGGGAGTGGAGATCGTACATTATCAATTTCATCGGTGCCAGTGGGAACGTGACCGTGCGAATGCAGTATGCGAAGTATTTGGCTGACTTAACAGCGGTTGGGGATACTCTCTTGATTACCAATAGCCTCGACGCGATGGCCTACGGCACAGCCGCCCAGGCAGCCGAAAGCCGTGGAGCGACAGAGAAAATGAAAGCCTTCGAGACTATGTTTGACACGATCGTTCAAACCCTTATCGACGAGGACAGCGCCCGGAAGGAAGGAGCCTGATGGCATTCTACAGAGAATCATTCGAGCTGGCCCGGCGCATCATGGGCGACAAATCCGGGGTGATCTACAAAGAGGGCGGCTTGTTCCCCTTGATGGTTGAAGCCCTTCGGAAGTGTCAGCGCACGCTCGCCGAGAACGGGATGCCAATACTTCGGGGCACCCAGGCGCTCACAGTCCCCCAGGGAGCTACCAGTTTGAGCCTGGTCACTGTCCCGGCGCTGGCGGCTGACTTCGTACTGCCTTGGGAGCTCGAAGAGAAGGACGGGGGGAATACGGGGCACTACAAGGCTATGACTTCGGACACGAACTTGCTCCCTGACGTGGATCAAACCAGCTTTCTTCGTAAGTGGAACTGGCGCGGCGGAACGATTCAGCTTATCGGAGCGACCCGGAACGTGGACATCCGAATCAATTACGAGCGGGAGCTTGCGGCTCCTACGCTGCTAACCGACACAATCCCGATCATCGGGGCTTCGTCGGCAATTGCTTACTACACGGCTTTTTTGACAAAAGGGGACATAAAGTTTCAGGGGCTCTATGAGGACGCGATTCATAGCGTCATAGCCTCTCAAGTCCGGGCGGATCAGTACAAACCCGTGAGAAGGATCCCTTACCGATACAGGTAGGGGCAACTGCGGCCCGCGATACCGGCGGGTGTGTTTTGCCTTTCATTCTACGAGGTGCCAAATGGCAAGAGCAACAGTATTACCGATCATCCGAAGGAAATGGCACGATAAAGCCAAACTCCACGTTGTCGGCCAGTTAATCGTTTCATCGGGAAGCTACGAAACAGAGCTTTCCGTCGGCGATCTTCTCCTAGTTTCAGCGGAGTATCGCAACGTCACGGTCATCACAAGCGACCTGATTGCAACTGTTGGCGCGGCCTATTCAAACAATGCGAACGACCGGGCTCCCAAGCGGCTCGACGTTCTAACGGTTATCACCGGATCAATCGACGTTACCGCGTCGGTTTCCGTTGTGGGAGTAGGGACGAAGTTTGCGTCAGAGATTGAAAAAGGCGACTTGCTTGTGATCGGCACAGCGACCGCCGGCGAAGCACGCAAGGTTGTCTCTGTGACTTCTGACACGGCTCTAACCGTGGATGCAGCCTTTACCGACCTGGCGAATGACGCCTCCCCACAGATTTGCAAGGTGAACGGAACCAGGGGGAGAGAAGATTTCACCATCATCACCGGAGAAATTGACCCGGCAGCTTCGACCACCGTAACCGGAATAAACACCCGATTCCTGGGACGTGGGCTTTCGTTCGACTTGACTGATGCGACTATCTTCTCAAGCAAGGCTCCGCTTTGGATGGATATTACAAGCCTTCGCTCGGGGTTGACCTACTTCATGGAGAACAAGGAAACCTTAGTTGATTTAACCGGGACGATCGACACAACGGCTTCGGCTACGGTTGCCGGCGTCGGGACTCTCTTCCTCACTGAGCTCGTTGTCGGCGATGAGATCCTTGTCGGGATAGAGCGTCGCTTTGTTACCGCTATCGCCTCGAATACTTCCTTGACCGTCAATCAGCCCCACACCGATCAAGCCAACGACACGACACCCCAAAAGGTGAAACGTGACGGGAAGCTCTTCGACGTGCGGTTGCAAGTCCGTGGCTTGCCTATCACCGGCGGCGCGGCGGCAGCCGGTACGAAACCGCCTTATCTCCCAACGGCAGCGACTAGCGTGGACTTCTCGAAGGAAGAAGCAGCGAACGCTTTCGCACGCCTGGGCCACCTGTTCACGGCGGCAGTCCCCTCATTGGTGCTCGATGATTACATCGAATTCCACGCGGTTTTTGACTTAGGTTAATTACTACCGAGGAAAACGATGATCGACACCGATCAGTTGGAGCCCGTTCCCATTGACACAATGGGGGGCTTGATTTCTATCCTTGACGGCGCTGACGTACCTCTTGGGGCTTCCCCCGATTGTCGGGACGTTCAATTCTTTCCCGGCAACGTGCGAACACGCGCCGGCCTGGATAGGCTTCACACCCTCTCGGCGGGCTCTGACGTACCCTATCTTGTCACCTATATCACGCCTGACCTTGTAGCGCGTTTGCTCATGTGGGACACGACCGGGAAAATGTGGAAGGAAACCACAGCCCCAAACCATACCCTCATTTCTAGCACCTTTGCCCCTGACTCGATTTATGACTCAGTAACTCTCTTTGGCCGGGAGTGGATTGTTGAATCCGACGGGACTAAGGGGCGTTCACTCCCGACCGTTTATGACGATACGAATCTTTATGTGATCGGTAACGCGCCCCCGGCTAAGAATTGCACGGCCCAAGATTACGGAACGGTTGAACCAAATCCAGCGGTTGCGCCAGTTGCAGCTCTCGTTTCAGTCGCGGGGAATCTCTCAGTAGGGAATTATAGTTACAAATTCATCTATGTGACCGGCAACGGCACCGTGGACGTGACTCAAGCCAGCCCGGCTTCGAACGTGATCGCGGTCGCAGTACCGGGCACGGCGGGACAGGTTGACCTTACCGGGGTAAGCGTCGGCGGCCTGGGCGTCAAGAAACGCCGAATTTATCGCACGAAGGCCGGCGGCGTGACTTACTACTATGTGGGATACATCAACGACAACACGACCACGACTTTCCGCGACGACCTGGCGGATTCAGCTATCGACATTACCAAGGTCGAACCCGGAGCGAACTCAAGCGGCGGCGGGCAACTCGCCCCAGGTGAGCGCCAGGTTGTCGTTTTCTTCGAGAGTGCAGCGGGAGCCCTGTCGAAACCTTCCCCGGCATTCGGATGGACAGCCGCCGGGGGGCTTCAGGTCAAAGTAACGAATATCCCCATTTGGCCGACCATTGTGGGTGAGCGCCCGGTTGTAGCTCGACGCCTGGCGTTTACTAGCCCGGAAGGGGGGACATTCTTCCATATCGCCTCGAAAATGACAATCAATGACAATACAACTACGACACTTGTCCTTAACTTCAATGAGGCGGAACTCGCAGCGAGCGAGGACATTAGCCACCTGTTTAGGAATCAAATCCCCGCCGCCCTTACCGACTTTCAAGGTCAATTGGGTGTCGGTGCGTATGACACGCGACTCCTGTTCTGGGGCGGGAACCCGGCAAGCGGAGAACCCTTTCGAGCGAGTCTGGTACGCTGGTCGGATCCCGAGGATCCAGAATTCTTCGATAACGTGGATGGATTAATGAACGTGGCCGAGAACGATGGCCAGGGGATCAAGGCGGGCTTTACCTACAAGACTCGATACTATTTCGTCAAGGATAACTCGATGCACTCCACCCAGGACGACGGGATCAACCCGCCTTCCAAGTGGCAAGTGGACATTGAGAGCCCCACGATTGGCACGCCTTCAGTCCACGGGGTAGGGCTCGGAGAAGATTGGGCCGTGATCGCTCATCGCTCGGGCCTCTACTTCTTCAACGGCGGCGAGCCGGTGAAAATCAGCCAGGAGATTCAACCGACCTGGGACTCGATCAACTGGACTTATGGCTACAAACTTTGGGTGCGCGTGGACACCGACAAAAAGAGAATCTACGTCGGCGCTCCGTTTTGCGCGGCAACCAATCCGAATTTAGTCCTGATGATGGACTATCAAGAGGGGATCCTAAACGATCCGATTGGGAACGCCGGCAAGGGGCGGAAATGGTCGCCCTGGTTCATCAAAGCCATGCACGGAAACTTCATCCGAAGGTCAAACCTCGATGAACGATTCCTGATCGGGATGGCTGACGCGACCGGCATGGTGCATGAAATGGTGAACTCGAAGCTATCGGATAACGGCGTTGCAATCAATAGCTACTATCGGACGGCCTACGCCGAGCGCCAGGAAGCCGGTCGGCAACTGTTTGGATACTTCACGACCTTAGCCAGGGGGGACGGGAATCTATTGTTCTCGACGATCCGCCAGGGTGGAGCCGTGACGGCCTGGAACCCGATGGTATTGAGTAGCCCGGCCACGAAGGACTTGGAAAAGATGATTGATGTTCAATGCGAGCGAGTGTCGATGAAGCTCGGGACAAACGCGATTGACAAGTGGTACTCGATCGCCAAGCTCACGATTTGGGTTATGGAACACCCCTATGCGAAACACCGGGGGACTAACACCTAATGCTTAAACCGCAACAGATTCCAGAACTCAAAAAGACTGACCGGGCGCTTTACTCGCTGGCGCGGATCCTGATTGATTCAATCAACAAATTCGCCCTTCAGCTCGGGATTGATCCGAAGCCGGCCTCACAGATTAACGACCTGGACGATGCCCTTCCAGCCCCGCGAGCTCCGAAGTCAATCACTGTAACCTCGATCGCCGGGGCGGTGCTTATCGTTCTCGAAGCGGCTGACGACAGCTTGCCGACGGCCTTTTACTTCGTAGAGAGCTCGACAACCAGGACGTTCGACCAGGTGACGCGCTACACCCTGGGGCACGGCCTACACCTGGCGATTCCTACTCCCAAAGGCGACACTTACTGGCGAGCCTGTTGCAAGTACCAGATGAGCCCGGAAAGCACTTTCGTCGTGGCGGGATCATTGGGATCCGCCGGGGGGGGATTCGGAACTCCGACATCGACCGATTCAGTCGCTTCGCTTGACGATGTTCGATCCGCCATGATCGGCGCTGGCGGGGGGGGATTCGGCGGAGGATCCGACGAAGGCGACGCAATTGTTATTCCTGGCCGGCGCGGAGCTCCCGGAGCTCCCGGAGCAGCGGGCGCGAGAGGGAGAAGCATCCCACAGCCCGAGCCAGAAGAGCCCGAGATTTTGATTATCCCTGGCCGGCGTGGTGGATTGGGAGCCACGGGAGCGACAGGAGCCAGAGGCCAAAGAATTCCACCCCCAGAGCCAGAAGAACCCGAGATTCTAATTGTCCCAGGGCGACGCGGATCCACCGGAGCGACCGGAGCGACCGGAGCGACCGGAGCCACAAGTAAGGTCAAAGGCCCCCCAGGCCCGGAAGCTGACGAGCCCGATGTTTTAATCATTCCTGGCCGGCGTGGCGCTACCGGGACAACCGGCGCGGCTGGCCGAGCTGGACGCCCAGGGATCCCGGCGGAAGAACCCGAAGAACCCGTGATGATCGTAGGCCGGCGCGGGCGTGATGGGGCGACCGGCGCTACCGGCGCAGCAAGCACTCGACGCGGGCCGCCAGGATTCGTTGAAGAGCCCGAGGATCCGATGGTTATCCCAGGGCGACGCGGAACGGCAGGAGCAGCAGGAGCAGCAGGAGCCAAGGGAAGAAACATTATCCTTCCTATCTTAATTGACGAGCCCGAGGATCCGATAATCATCCCCGGAAAAAGAGGCGCTACCGGCGCTCCCGGATCAGGTGGATCCGCGACCACGTTCGAGCAAAACCTTGGCTCGGTAGCCGTTTGGCAGGGAAAGTTTACTCGGGTGGATGCAGCAATCGGAGCGACCAGCAAGGTATTGATTTGGCAAGCGTCGGGGCCTTACACCGGGAAGGGAACCCGAGCCGATGAGGCCAGTATGGATCAATTCACACTCGATGTTGAACCCGCAGCGGGCTCGATGGTTGTTCGTTGGCGATCGGTGCAGGGCTATACCGGAAAATATCTGGGGCCAACGAATATGAACGCCTTTATCCCCGTTGCCGCAGCGATGGCGCATAGTTACGCCGAGCCGCGTGGCGGGGCTCAAGTAATCGGGAAAGTGAAGGGGAACTTCAAATTTAGTTACATGGTTTTCGCGTAAGGGGGAATTATGGCAGTTATTGAAGGCGGAACATCAGGGGCTTTGCAGGAAGTAGGGGCGGCGGCAGCAATCGCGGCTCATATTACTACCAAGCCAATCCCGCATGGGGCGCTCGGGCACTACCGGGTTGCTGTTCGAGTTGGGCTCATTGCTGCCCAGGCTGCGAACTCTCGACTCTTCGAACTTAGGAACACAGCGGCCAATATCATCGTCGTGACGAAGCTGACTTTGAAATGGCTTCAAACCGCAGCTCATACGGCGGCGATCCTCGATTCCTTGGATATTTTCAGACTTACCGGATTTACGGCGGTCGATACGACCAACACCGTAACCCCGACGCCTTCGGTGAAACGCACGGCGGGCATGGCAGCCTCACCAGGCGGGGCGGCGATCCGCCATGTTACCGTAGCCGGCGCGGCGGCTGGAATGACCGGCGGAACTCTGACAAAGGATGCGACCGCCTTTTCTCAGATGAATCAATTTCTTCTCTTGGCCGTCCCTACGGCTGGCGTCGTTGTGCCGATTTACTATGAAGTCATTGATCCTAATACCTTGGTGCATCCCTTTGTTTTTGCTCAGAACGAAGGATTTGAAATCGAGAACCGCGTTCTACTCGGGGCGGCGGCTGGCTCGGACTTGATAGTTGAACTTGAGTTTTGTGAAGCAACAGCATTTTAACTTTAGAACTTCAATAAAGGAGCATTCTCATGGCGGATAAAAATTTGAATGTGGGGCCGTTGGCTCTGACGACTACCTTGACAACCAACGTGTACGCGGGGGCGGGCGGATCCGCTTTGATTGAGGATCTAATCGTCCAAATGCGAATCTCCAACAAAACGGGGGCGGTCGCTAAGTGGACACTCTACAAAGGCGCGACCGGGGCAAACGCGGCGGGCACCGAGATTGGTGTCGGTCAAGCCGTCCCGGCGAACGACTATGTAGATATTTACTTCACGCCGGGGCTGAAGCTCGGAGTGGCTGACTTCATCGTTGGGGGCTCTGACACAACACTAGCTCTCACGTTCATGGCGTTTGGTAAACAGCGAGTAATCTAGGAGTGGGCTATGCCGGGCGGCGAAATCAACTCGACCACAATGGAAGGCTTCGTGCAGGAGCTCGATCCCGGAGCTGTCGGGGCTAATTTTTTCTGGCTAAAACTCAGCGATGGATCCTTCAGAATCAGGAACGCCAGCAACACGGCTTGGGTTAGCATGAGCGCCAACCCCAAGGCGCTCATCTACCCGCCATTCGCTCCGGTTGGGCTTGATGACGAATTTGATGATGGGATTTTTAATGGCTGGACGTTGGTGGATGCGGGAGCTCGTACTCCAACCCTGGTTGAAACGAATGATTGTCTTTCAATCTTGGTACAGCCGGGCGACGCGGCGGCTGAGCTCCATGCTTGGATGAAAACGCCGGGGGCTATCGCGGCGAATGATTGGATCGAAGTCGCGGTCAGGGGATTGGGGCCTCAAGTTGCCTTCCATCGCTTCGGGCTAGTTTTTTCGGACGGGCTCACCTTCGGGGCGGGGAACCAGGTAGTCTTTATGGTTTCGCCTAGCCAGCAAGGACTTATCCTGAATTCAGCAACGGGATTTAATGCTGAAGGGGCGATCACGAACGTCCAATATCCTTATGCTGCCCCCCACGGGGACATGATAATGAGATTCAAATACCTTGGAGCTAATTCATGGGATTGTCTTGTATCGGTTGATGGGGTGCAATACGCCAGCCTATTCGGGCCACAGGCCCGGACGCTCACGCCGACCTCTTTGGGGTTTTGGGCCACTTCCTATGGTGCCTCCACTCGATTCAATTGGTCATTGAGATATGCAAGGTTTGGGAACGGATGAAGATTAGACTCTACAACCCGAGTACGGACGCCAACGCTCTCAAGGAGATGTTTGAAGCCCAGGGCCTCGACTACGTTTTCCCGAACTTCGAGCACCCGGAGTTTTTCACCCGGCTAGTGCTTGAGGATGAAGGTCAGATCGTCATGGCGATCATGGGACGGCTGACGGCGGAGATGTACTTGCTTATGGATCCCGAAGCTGGATCACCGGGGCCACGGCTTCGAAACTTCCTCATGCTGCACCAGGCAAGCGAATTCGATATGGCGAAAAAGGGGATTCAGGACTGTTACGCACAGATCCCGCCAGGCGGCAAGATGGAAAAGTTTAAGCGATTATTGAAGTTATTGGGTTGGGTGAAGGCGAACACCTGGGAACCGTGGACGAAACCGCAGCTCACGACCAGGCCGTTATTTCCGGTTTTATTCAAGAAACTTTTAGGGAGGGGCGACGATGGGACGCAAAGAACAGAAAGTAGCTCGGGACATGAGCCAAGAAGCCTTCAACACTCAAACGGCTTACACGAAGGAAGATCGAGCCGTTCGATCGAAGGGCCGGGAGCTCGTACAGCCTAAAGCTGAGGGCCTGGCTACGAGTCAAGGCTACAGCCCCGAGGAGCAAGCCGCGCTCATCGCGGAAACTACCGGCGTCGCTTCTAGCGCCTACGGGAAGGCAAGTGACCAGCTTACCCGGAGAGCCGCCCGAACTCACAACACGGCGGGCCTGGCTGGATCCCGAGCAGAAATGGCTCGGACGGAAGCCCAAGGGCAAGCCTCAACCGCAAGACAGAATCGACTAGCGATGGCTGACGAGAAACAGCGGCGGAACGAACAGGGGATCAATCTACTCGCCCGGCTCTACGACGTGGATACGGGAGCGTTCACGGCAGGACGTGGCGGGGCAAACGCTTCGCTCGAAAACTACACCAACCTGGCCAACCAGAAGGGCTTTGGCGACAAGATGCAAAACGTCGCGGCGGCCTGGATGATGCCGCACGGGTAAGGATAATAATATGCCGAACAAATATACTGTTTCAGTCCCGGAATTGCAGGACGAAGAGCGGCAAAGAAAGGTCGATTATTACGATAAGATGGTTGGATCCGAGGGGGACGACACCAGGCTCACCCTGGCGGAGAATTCCGCCGTTTCTGATAGGTCGCAACCGGAAGCGCCTTATCGGCGGCCCAAGATTTCACGCGGGAAGCAAATTATCGGGAGCATCCTTGAAGCAACCAGGGGAGGACATGAGGCCGGCCAAAGAATGCTCGATCAGCCCGGAATTGAAGCCCGCGAGGATTTCGACCTTGCCACTAAGGCTCGCACCCGGAGAGACACCAGGGATCAGCAAAACGTCAACACCTTAACGAATCAATACAACCGCCAGTCGAACGAGGCTTTCAAGGTCACTCGCCAGCAACAGCTAATCGGGAAGGGTGAAGAGGAAATCGGGCTCGCTTCGGCCAGAGCTGGAACGGAGAGGGCCAGGCAAGAACTTTACACGGCCCAGGCGCGTAAGGCGGAACAGCCAACCTATAAATCGGCCCGCCCCGGATCTTTGTTGTTTGGTGAGCAATCCGGGAAGGTTGTCGAAAAGGGAAACCCCGAGCTTTACGGGAAATCAAGTGGATCCCGTACTAGCGTTTTCGGAACCTTTAACCCCGGTCAGGGAATCTATAATCGGGAGAGCGGAACAATCCAAACCCCGGCGGATCCGGGAGCTGCCAGATCGGCACGACCGCAACCAGGTGCCGCAGGGTTGTCGAACAAAGGAGTCCAGATTGAACACAACAAGAGCCAGGCGGTGCTAGGGCAGAAGAAGAGCTATGACGCCCGGCGCGACCAAACTATGAAGAAATGGGAGGGCTTCGACACCCAGAGCCAAACCAGGCCCGATGGAACTCCTAACCCCTATTACGGACAGTTTGAGCGCGAGATCCAAGAGCTCAACAGGTGGGACGCTCAAAAGAAGAACATGATCGAGCGGAGTTATCAGAACGAGCTCGGGCGTGCCGGGATGGGGGGCGGGGATGCGTACCAGTACGGAACGACTTCCGAGAACATGGATCCAAGCGGCCTAGCTGATGCGAATGCCATGAAGCCAGCGGAAGGCGACGAGGTTGATGTAGAGGCACTCCGTCAGGAGCTCGGCCCTGGAGAAGTATTACTTTTTGACCCGGAATCAGGGCGGCACTTTGCGGCCCCGGAAGATCGTTTGGATGAGTTTCTCAATGAAGGCTACGAGGAGAGGTAAATGCCCCGACGCTCACCCGAAGAATTGGGCCTCCGCGAACTTGGCGGGGGCGTTGCTGTCGATGAGGCTCCCGACGACACCGAGCTTGATACTCCGCCTCGGCGCTCGCCAGAACAGCTCGGGTTAAGAGAACTCACCCTTACGCCCCAGGGACTTCCGACGCTAGATCGACCGGCGCGGATCCCGCCGATGATGCCTTCGCATCAAGTGGCCCCAACTCCAACCGCCGGCCCGGCCACAGCTCCGACACAAATGAAGGCCCCGGCCTTACTCCCTTCTCATCCACGCACGGGCCCAGGAGTGGCGGCTTCACCTTACGACACGCGCTTGGCACCCGACGAAGAAACTCAATTCCAGGGCTGGAAGCAAACCTATGCGCCCAACGATTCAGGCCAGGATTATGACCTTCGAGGCGCGTTCAAGGCCGGGCTCGAACCGGATCCGGCAACAGGCCATTGGCCGGATACCTACAAGAAACCCAATCACCCGACCTTTTCTAACGAGTCGCAATACGCTGATTATGGCCAACCGGGTAGCTGGCGGGGCGAAAAATTCATAGCTCCCGGCGGGAATGCTGAGCCCCAGGTCGCGCCCGTTGCTCCTAAACCAATTAACCCCAAAGGCCCGACCGCTTTCCCTGTGCTTCCGTTGACAGTAGAGGCCCCTCCTCAACCCGCCCCGAAAGAAGGACAGACAGCGGATATCAGTCAAAGAGCGGGTGCTCCAATTGCAAGCATCCCCCCGGCTTTAATCAGTCCTGAAAAGGCCCCTTATGGCACGACGCCCGAAGAGCAAGTCACCCCGCCCGGAGAGATGCGCGAAGAAGGAACGCCAGATTCCTTCAACCCGGCGGATATGTACTTAAACCGGGACACGATTGCTCAAAGAGCCTTGGTCGATAATCCTCTTAAGGCGCTGAAGTGGGCGAACGAGCCCCAGGCCGACTTCAAAACCTTGGTTAATTTCACGCTCCCTAAATTCACGCCCCAGGATCATCCTATCGTTTACGGGATGCTGGACGCTTTGAGCCGATTCACTACTCCCCAAAACGTCGCTTTCATGGTAGCGACCGGGGGACTCACAACACTCGTTAAGGGAACGGCGGGGAGATTGATTTCCTTGGGCTTCGGAGCCGACACGATTGGGGGGATCCTCGATCAGAGCGAACCGATGCGGGATGCCGCCGACGTGGGGGATTGGGACAAGGTTAATAACATCCTCGGTGAAATGCTCGTAAGTGGAACCCTGGCGCAAAGTTTCATTCGTCATGGCACGGGAGCCGCCGGCATAGGCCCACAGATCAAAACCCCGGAAATGCCGAGCCTGGGGAAAATGGTCGGGATGCCACAGGAACCAGGCCAACCCTTCCCCGATTGGTACTTGCGTTATCAGGACATGAGGCGTGCCACCGTGCGCGGCGCTGAGAACCTGGCGGGCACTTTAAGAGGCCCCAAGACTGGCGAGATTCTTCCGGTCGAACCTCAAGCGCCCCAAGCCCGCCAGCAGCTCACAGAAGGCGAGCCAGTTGTCACCGTCCCCGGCCAAAAGCCAGAAGCCCCGAGGCCAACCCCGGAAACCAAAGTTGAGACTCCTACTCCATTCGAAGGCCCCGTCGAAAAAACATGGCTCCCCGAGCCGACACAACTAAAGCCAAGTGAAAGGATGCTCCCCGCAGCGGAGCCCTACGTTGAAAAAATCATCAAAGAGAAAGAGCAAGCTGAAGAACAGCGCGACCAGGCTCGAAGAGAAGCTGAGATCGACCCTCGAACCGGACAAGGCTCCAATGTCGCTTTTAAGAGAGCTCTTCCCGCAGCGGAAGCGGATCCCAATACCGAAATCGGATCCCTTGACCTAGCGAACCTAAAGGCCCGGAACGATTTGGACTCGCCAGCCGCCGGCGACAAGGAAATCGAGAACGCCGCCGACGCACTCGTACAGGCCGCGACCGAATTGGGCGTATCGCCCCGCGTCTTTACGCCCAAAGGGGACGAGCTCTACATATTCGGCCCGAAAGGGGAAATTCAGCCGCTTGTTGATCGAGCCGCCGAGATTTACGGGCGGCGTCAGATCGGTGACAGCAAATTCCATAACTTCATTCGTGGCGGAGTAGGCCCAACACTTGAAAAAGCCGATGCCGCGATGAACACGCTCAAGGCCGCCGAGTCAACTGGAAAGTATAGGAATGTGTCGGAATCTGTTGGAGAGACTCGGAAAGTTGAGCCCCCGGCCCCGGAAGAGCCAAAACCTGAAGCGCCGCGACCAGTGGCCCCGAGCCCTATCCCTGGGAAGCTCCGCGAGAGCGCCGAGGCCCTTCAAAAGCACATTGACGAAAAGCGCAACCCGGCCACGGCTCAACAGAACCCAACAGCCCGACGGGCGAACATCATGGCCGGGATGGCTCAAGAGGCCGAGAATATGGAACGGCTTCAAACCCGGCTCCGCCAGCTCGCCGACGCTCACGAAGCGGGCACCATTCCAAAGGCCCTTGAGAAGGTCACGACCAAGACACAAGTAGAGAACATCCTCCGTTACCAAAAATATCCGAATGTTACTTTTCACTTTTCGAGCTGGAAGGATATCACCGAGGCGACACGCTACACCCAAGACAAAAAGCTGAAGAAGGCTCGGGAAATGGTTAATCCGAACTTTGAACCGGGTGGCTCCCTGGCGCGTCCAAGTTATGACGACCTCAAGCATCTTTCCTACGTTGTGAACGCGGTTGGGAAAATGGGTAAACCAGGGAGCCGAGCCGCGAAAGCAATAGCCGAGGACATCGCCAAAACCGAAGGGATGGCAAAGGCCGGGATTTACGGGGACATGGACTTCCAGGAAGCCAAGAAGGCCCTGGCGGCCCTGGGTGAGATCAAGAAGGAGCCGCCCCTTGCTCAAAAGCTCCGGGAGAAAGAGCGCGACCTGATCGGGCGCAAGATCCCCGGATACTTCCCAACTCCAAAGGCCCTGGCCAGTGTAGCACTCGCGCACCTCGACGTTAAGCCGGGCGAGCTCGTTCTTGAACCTTCCGCCGGCAAGGGGAACATGGCCGACGTTCTAAGGGAGGAACAGCCGGGCGCCAGGATCCACACGATTGAACCAAACTCGACACTTCGAGAGATCCTCGACCTCAAGGGCTACGAGAGCAAAGGGCACGACTTCTTAGAGTACAACCCGACAGGCGCCGACCAACCCGACAAAATCTTAATGAACCCGCCTTTCGAGGAAGGTCAGGAAATGGCGCACGTCAAACACGCCTACGAGATCCTGAAGCCGGGCGGGCGGATTGTCTCGATTATGAGTGAAGGGCCTTTCTTCCGGGAGGACGCTAAAGCAAGGGCATTCCGAGACTGGCTTGAATCAGTTGAAGGCGAAACCGAAAAGAACCCGGAGAAGAGTTTCACCGGGGCGGGCGCGGAACGTCAAACCGGCGTCGCTACCCGGACGGTGGTAATAGACAAGCCGGCTGAATTTGTATCGAAATTTGAAACCTTCAAGAAACAATGGGCTCCCGAAGTGTGGGATCAGTTATTGAAGGATACCCAATTCAACGAACTCTTAGGGAGCAAGAAATGGGATTTGGCCAAGGCCAGAGCCGAGGAGCTGACACCCAAAGCCGAGCCGAAGAAGTATGACCAGGGGACAGCCGCCGATGATCTAATCCTTCGCGCTGGAATGACCGTTGTGGGAGCAAAGGCGAAATGGCTCAAGATGGCCGAGGGAGGCGCGACAGACACAGAGATTAGGGCGCACCTGGCTGACACTCTAGGATTAGGGGGCGGTTACTCTGATAAAAACGCAAACGTTCAGTACAAAGGCGGGAAAGAGCCGTTCGTCAAGGTGGACATAGATGGCACAACGGTCGCCATGATGCGCGGGACTAGCTTGGTGAAATTCTTCCGGGATGCCTTTAAGATTTCCAAGCCGACCGAGCCGAAGGTCGAAGCACCAGGCCCTAAAGAGCCAACCGTGACCTGGATCCCGGAGATCGACAAACTCATGCGCGTCGGTGTCGCCAATATCGGGCCTCGATCCGCTCGTATGCGTCACGACAAGCCTGAAACAGGTATGTGGGGATTCGAGGGGCTAGTCAAGGGCAGAGTGGACACAACACTCCCCGTTGTGGACACCTACCCCTCCCGAGAAGAAGCCGTCAAAGCGGCCTATGAGTGGCTGAAGAAACCAACTGAGCCGGTAGTCGAAAACCCCGCAGCTCCCAAACCGCAAACCTGGCCAGAACATATCCAGAAGAAGTTTGACCAGGCCCGGCGAGAGCTCGAAAAGCGGGAAGAGGAATTGCCGGCACAGAAGGGCGGGAAGGGTCGCACTTACACCGATCAGGAATGGACAGAAACCCCGCAAGCTCTCATCGACTCGACTCAAATCACTTTCAAGCCTGGCGAGCTTTACGCTCCCGATGTTCTTCACCTGGGGCCGATGGCGATTAACTTCCTCGCTGGCGTGCGCGGGACACAATACGGGGCAAAAACCAGAAAAGGTGTCCGATATACCGGGATCGCTATGCCCAATGAAATCATCAGAGTCCTAGCGAAAAAAACCAAAGAGGATTGGACGAAAGATTTACAGAGCTTCCTCGCAAAAATTGTCGATGAATGGCCCAAGGGCAAATGGAGATACTTGGGATCGTGGGAAAACTCCATAGACAAGAGATTTGATGCAGTTTACAAACGGATGGCTGAAGTCGCTGACGAGCTTCAGGGAATCTTCAGTCGTCCGATGGATTTTAACAACCTCAGAGATATTGTACTCGTTGGCACAGATCGGGATCCTGCGGAAGTAGAGCGAACCGAGCTCCACGAAAGGGCGCATATCCGGCACCTGAATGTTTTGATTGCCGCCGGGAAATCGAGTTGGACTGACCTGGTTGACGCGGATCAGTTTCTCAATTCTCCGCTTGTCATTCAGGCCATAGATCACGCCGGCCTCGATCGGAATTATCCCCGACTGATGCAACCTACGGAAGTAGCCTCCCGGCTATCCTCGGGCGAGAGCATGGGGCTTTCAATCGAAGAGATGGCCACTGTTTTTACCAAGTTTTTCGATTTACTCTTAGAAAAGCACGGGAATAAGGCGTACACTGTTCTTGGTGATTTGAACCCTGTTTTAGAGGATGTATTTTATGAAAAGATTGAGCCAAAAATTGAAAGGTGGGAGCGGTGGCACCCGAAGCCCCAACCGGCTCCAAGGGCTACTTCTAGCATATCAGGCCGGGGGCAGGAACCAACTGTTATCGACCCTGAAGAGCCACTTGGGCCTATCTACCAACAGCGAGCCCAAGGTGAGCCCCCCGCCGAGCGCGAAGAACTTACTGCATCCGAGAAAGAAACTGTAAGCATCCTGGCCGACCCTGGCCAAGCAATCTTCGATCACGGCGTCACGGATCCGGGCAAGTGGCTAAAAGCCATGCGCTCGGAATTCCCGCTCGAAAAGTATGGCTCCGTAAATGATCGAACCCTCCGCGACACGTTCAAGCAAGTAAAGGCCGCCAGAACCGCACCCGAAGCCCCCAAGGCTTCTCAGAAGTGGATCACAGAGCGCCCGGAGTACAAACCTTCCGACCTAATTGAGAAGCTAGACACTAATCCCAAGACAGAAGCCCTCGCCATAGTAGAGATTGAGAAGATCGAGGCCCGGCTCGAAAAAATTCAAGCGCCCTTGATGAAGCCCCCAACCTGGTCGGGTGGACAGCCGACGAGAATACCAGAACAGGAGCTTGTTACTAGCCTGGTCAATCGGGATCCGCACTTTGAAGAGCTTCAGCGCCAAGAAGGATTGATCCGGGACGAGGGGCAAGCCAAATACGCCGCGTTCAAAGAAAATCTTCCCATCGAAAACTTTAAGCATTTAAGCGATCCCTACAGCTCGATTCTTAGGTGGGCGAAGGTTGCGGGCGTCGAAAGACTCTCAGAGTGGGACGCGAATCGGCAACGCGCTTTGGCGATCGTGAAGAGCAAGACTAGCGAAATCGGACGCACCCGGAGAAATGCTCATTTGAAATTAGCGCCCTTACGCTCCGCGCTCCGTGAGGCTGAAGATATTGCCCGCAAGATGGAAAAGAACGTCCTCGAATTCGAAAAAGAGGCCGTCAAATACTGGCAGCAACAAGGAGCTCGCGGGAAGTTTAACGAGCCCCTAGACGCCGATTTGTCAGATGCTCAACGCAAAGAGCAAACTGATATTTGGAAATCCTGGGACGAGCACAGGGGGAAGGTGAGCGACGCCCGCCAGGCGCTTCGAAACTATTGGGATGAAACTATTAAACGATTGGGAGAAGAAGAGCGCCTACTTACGAGCGCCAAAGACAACCTAGAAGAACAGGCGGGTAAGCTCTACGAGGCCGAGAACCGACCACCACCGAGAAAGCCCGGAGAGCCAGAAGTCAAGCTCACGCCACAGCAACAGAAAAAATATCTTCTCGACCGCGCCGAGAAAGCCTTAGCCGCAGCACCAGAACGCAAACCAGGGGCTTCACCGGAAGGCAAAAAAGCTCGCCGAAAATGGGTTACTATCGACGTTCCCGGCGATGGCTATTTCAATATCTTCAATGACAAAACATCCCTTTCCGAATTCATCAAGAAAGCCTCAACTCAATTCCCGACCTCTTCCATCAAGGCACCAGGCCCGCCGGCTAAACCTTCCCGAGCGATTTCGAATAAGCGCGTCACGGGTGAAGGGATCGAGTATTACAACGAATTCAGGCCACGCCGCCAGGATGTTGTTACGGGCGGGCCAAAGGGCACCAAGAATTCCTACGAAGATGGATTTTACTCAAACGGCACCTATGCAATTTTGACCGAGCGGCCCAAGGGTATAGAAATAGAGCCCAATGCCAAAATGAAAGGTTTTCTTGAATCGCTTCCTGCGGGCTTGGTTGAAGGGAAGATTGTTGGCGAATTCCTCCATGAGGGAACCCAGATTCCAATACTTCACGTCACAGCGCCAAGCCGATCCGACCGATTCATTGACCCGATCTACGCCGACGCGATTTTGACCAAGTACCCCAATGCAAAAGCATTTGTCCCACAGGATGAGAAAGCGCCGATTTACTTCAAGGAAGGCGGCAAAGTGGTTGGCATCGTTGGCCCACTTAAAGCACAAACTATCCCGGACAGTTTAGCCGAGCGAGCCCAGGAGCTATCTCCGGGACGCAAGGCCCCTGGTGGAGCCGGACAAGCCGACATGGGCGGGTATGCTGACCGTAGCGGGAGTCAGGCTGAACTCTTTATGGACAAAGACGAGGCGGCCAGGCGCGGGCGGCAAGGATACGCCGGTTATGAACCTACAGGCGGAGAGGCCCCGCCCCCAGGCAAGAGCTACATGGACAAGTCGCGGGGGATTGTCAGGCTCCCGGAGATTATCCAGATCATTCGAGCCGTCAATGAGAACAAGATCCCCGGAGTTAAGAAATACCTGGCGCAAGCACTCGGGCGCTTTATCTACAACAGCGCCGGAACGGGTGACATTCAAGTGAAGGCCGACATCTTCCTCGGGGAAATGCTCGACTACGAGCGCACCCGCAACGGAAGCGAATGGGACAAGTACCAAGTCGATATGAGGATTTCGCTGGCCGGCTTCTACGACCTCAGTACGATCGTATTCAAGCGGGAATGGCGCAAGGGCTTTTGGACGTTTATGACCTACCGCCGGGATCCAACGCTTGCGGCGAAAGTAATCGCCCATGAACTCGGTCACATGGTCGATTGGCTCGGGGATCCGGCGAATGCCGAACTCGACAAGACTCTAAAGCGCGGGAACATCCTCGGAAGAATTGCCACACTCAAAGGCTATCTCAAGGAGAGCTTGCCGGGCGAGCCCCTGGGAGATCAGCCTCTTACTGAAGCCGAAAAGGAAGAGCTTAAGAAGCAAGCGGCCCGCGAGCTCCGATCCGTCACCGAACAGGAAGTTGACGAGATCATTCGGACGGAAACCAATTACACCCCCGACGACATCCTCGAAATCTTCAAGGGCGTGGCGGCGGCTTCGACCTTTGACCCTAAACTCTATGAATTCATTCAACGCCTCGACCGGGCTCAGAAGAAACTCTTGATTGTTGAGGCCCTGAAAGGACGCCTGGCGGAAACCAGGCCCCCCACTCCTAAAAAGATTGTCGAAACCCCGACCGGCAATAAGATCAAGGTCACGGTTGAAGCCACTCCCGAAATGATAGCTGCCCGCTACCGAGAATTGATCGAGGCAGCCATGAGAGGTCGGCAGCTCCTTGAGCGAAAGGTTGTCACCGAAGAACTCAAGCGCGTGACCCACATTTGGAAGCCGTTCATGCCCGGCCCGGACAGCTACACGAAATATCGTTACAGCTCCAAAGAGCTCTACGCCGACGCCATTTCTGTGCTGATGAACGAGCCAGAGTTATTGAGGAAGGAGGCCCCGACGTTCTATCACGGCCTGTTTGCCTACATAGATCGAAAGCCGGACGTGAAGGACTTGTATGACGCGATTCAAGAGAAAATGGGAAACACCGGCGACTTGATGAATGATCGGCTCTCGGACACTTACGATATGTTCAAGCGTGGGTATGAGATCCGCGAGAACTTAAATATCCAGCAGCAATCAATGGTTGAGTCGATTAAAGACTCCACGGCTCGCTACTTCATTGACAAGATGCACGGGCCTTTGAAGCACATTCGAGTCATGGAAAAGGCTGGCGGAGAAAGGGCCGCACTCGCCAAGGAAGCCCGCTACCAGCTAGAGGAAATCGCGCACCTGGCCGATGCGGTTGAGAACTACTTTTATCATATTGGGGATGCGGTACTGAAGCCGCTCAAGAAGAATGGGATCACCCCGGAGCAACTAGGAGCATACCTTTTCTTGCGTCGGGCCGCCTTCGAGCGCACAGAGATTGCTAACCCCCTGGGCCAAGTTGAGGCCGAGGCCAAACTGACCTTGGAAGGGCTTAAGCATTCAATGGGAGAGGAAAAATTCCAGCAATTGAAGGATATCGCCGAAGCATGGCGCGAAGTCAGGCAGCGATATATCATCCCGGAGATTGTTCAAAGCCGCTTTTACAGCGAGGAGATTAACGACCTATTCCTAAACAACCCACACTATGTTCGTTTTAACGTGCTTCATCACCTGGAAAAGGCTTTTGGCACCGGCGTCACCGTCAAGATTCATAAGCAGTACGGCACCTTGTCAGAGATCGAGAATCCATTCGTTGCGACTGTGCTCCAAGATATTGCCATGATGAGAGCCACGGCAATCAACAACGCCAAGCGGGCGCTTGTCAGGGACGTGCTTACTCCCCTGGGTGAGGCGAAACAGCCTGAAATGAAGTGGAACTCTTTTACTTACCGCAACGAACCCAAGCAACCACGGGATCCACACAAGGACTTGCTCCCAGTCATGGAGAACGGCAAGTTGGTTTTCTACGAAGTCAGCCGGGAGATTACTCGCTCGTTCGAAAATGAGCCCTACGTTGCCAAGATGATCGGACGGGTTTGGGGGATGATGAACCAGGGGATCCGCGACCTACTTGTGAGCCGTAACCCGATTTGGATGGCTCGAAACGTGATCCGCGATTTGCGATCGACCTACAAGAACCTGTCGGAAATCCCGGTATATGGGGATCCCGTACTCGGTCGAATCTACCTCGAATCCTTCAAGGAAGCCTGGAAGGACACGATGAGCGCCCCCGAGTGGCTGCCTCAAGGAATGCGGTGGGAGCATGAACGCTCTCAAACGATCAGTGAGATGAGAGCCGGGAAAATGCTTATCCCTGGGCGTATGTACGAGTCAAGCATCGTGAAATCGAGCGGGAACGCCGAGAACGAAGTTGAGCGCATGGCCCGGAGCTTTGAAATCGACCTGGGAGACACTATCGACATCAACGCCGGCCAATCGGCGCGGGCCTTGGAAAGTGTGAAGTGGGTTTATGACGTGCTCGGGCGTATGGGCCAGGTCAGCGAAATGACCGGGAAAATCGCCGGCTACAAGTATCTGAAAGAGAATCAAACGCTGATTCTAGATGAGGGAGTTCCCGGCGGGATGCGTTTACTATCCGGGCGCTCTAATCGTGAGATTGGGCACATGGTCAGGGGCCGGGTATCAACGCCGGACATCAAGAAGCAAGGTGAAGGCCAGGCGGTAACGAATAACCTTTTCCTTTTTTCGAACGTCAACGCCCAGGGGCTTCGAGCCGCATGGGAGAGTTTCAAAGAGGACAAGAGCGGGTATGCCTGGAAAACCATCGCCACGAACATGCTCCCGAAAATCATTATGTGGGGTATCGGGCTCGGGATCGCTGGCGGATTTGCCAGACGCATGACTCAAGGAATCAGCGAATACGACAAGGCCGCCTATACCATCGTTCCGCTCGGGATGAACAGCAAGGGGAAAACGGTTTACATGAGGATCCCGGAAGATTACGAGGGCCAGTATTGGGGTGCGATCACTTGGATGATGCTCAAAGGCCAGGTCACGGACGCGGGCGGTGTTATCAATCAGACAGGTGAACAAGTACCGTGGAATATATCGAAACTCAATCCCTTCCTGAAAGTAGCCTGGAGGCTGTACCAGTATTACGGCTTGGGTGTCAACCCTACCGATGAATGGCGCGGGAGAACTATCATGCCCGACCGGGTATTCAAAGCCGGCGGAAGCGGCGCGAATATCGCCCTTGGAAAGCAAGTTTGGAAGGATCTTGGTGGCTCTGTTCTATGGAATCCTTCGGGCTTCGAACTTAATACTGACGAAGGTGTATGGGAAAGGATTTCAAGACACCTACCTTTCAACATCCTCGGCACTTTCATTAAGGTGAGCGATCAGGGAATCGGCGACCAGCTCGATCAAATCAGCAAAGCAACCACGAAAGAAACGGCCAAGCGCCAAGTCGATGTTCAGTCCCGGATCATCAAGTCAATCAACGCGGCCCAGGGAAAGCCAAATCGCGGGGATATGCGGCAGCTTTTCTTACAGTTGCGACACGACCAACTCTTGACGCCCCAAACCAGTGAGAAAGAGTTTGAAACCCGGTACTTCTCTTTCGCAACGCGGGCTCAGGCGAATCCCTACCTGAACCGGATCATCAACGCTACATCGAACCTTGAGAAGGAAAGGCTTTTGACCGAGTACAGGAAAATGCTGACACCCCAGGAATATGATGACATTATCAATCGGCTGGCAACGTCGCGGGCGGAGCCGAGTGTTCGAAAAGTTGAAAAGCAATCGCGGCGAGAACCTTCAGTCCAACCAGTGAGGTAATAAAATGGCGAGTCCATCAAAATCAATTATCACCCCGGATCCGATCGTCCTTCAGCAAATTTCGGCAGGGGCGGAAGCCGTTTATAGTGCAAGCCCGCTTGTCCTCGAATTCGATACGAAGTTTTCAGGCGCGGTATATTGGGATTTCGCGCCGATCGCCAACACAGCCTCGCCGGCAGCTACCGTGTTACAGCTCTTGACAAACGACAAGGCAGCCGTGGATACGGAGGATGATTCATGGTCGATCATTCAAGACTGGCTTTCGCCGACCGCCGTTCCGACCTTGTTCACCGGCGTCGCTGGAACAGCCGGAGCGAGCACCTTCACGTTTGCAGCCGGAACTCCGGCGGTTTACGCGGATCACTTTATCAAGGGCGCTTCGGTTAATGAGGCGGGCTCCGAATGGGTACACATTGTTAAAATTACCGGACTGACGGCCACTATCCGGGGCACACTCAAAAACACCTATGCGGCTGCGACGTGCTACTCGAACGCCTTAAAACAACGCTTCGAGCTCGACTTCTCTAATCTGATTCGCTACAAGCTGATGATTGGGAACAATCGCGGGGCTACCAATCGAGACACAGCCAACCGCGTTAGAATTGTGACTTTAGACTCGGTGGCGTAACATGGTTCTACCTGTTCCAGAAATTTTAAGAGTCCCCCGAGCCCCATTCACTAAGCCTATTCCGGGGCTCGGGATCAATTGGACACATCCCCACTCACGCGGCCTGGTGCATTCCTATCCAATCAATGAGGGCCGCAATCACTACCTCAAAAACTACGTTTGGCCACGGGATACCTATGACCTGAAGTGGAATCCGAACGATGCCAACATTCCGGTTTGGGGAACTTACGACAAAGTACCCGGCTTACATTTCCCCGCCACCGGGTACACTCCCCCGACTCATATTGTCAATACCGGACTCACTTCGTCCGAGACTACAGGGGCCAATCTCTTGCCCCCGGTTGATTTCACTAAGGGGATTTCAGTCCATCTTTGGATGAGGCCCACTCAATCACTGGTTGGGGTTGTGACATCCTATGCCTTTCTGACGATCGGCCCGACAGGCGCTTCGAGGGATACGATCATGCTTGGCCTGTCTCGGGCCTCGGACGGCTCGAATGATTGGTGGCGCTGGCGTGTCAACGTGTACTCGAACGGGGCGGCGAGTACGGGTTGTTCGGGGAATCTCTCCATTTGGGCAGCTCCTTTCGATGGAACCTTTGTTCATATTGACTCTCTACCTTACGAGCACGTTGTCACTGTCCACCCCAACGGGCTTGTCCGGGGGTACTCTTCGGACGGTGTTGAGCAAACCATTTGCACTATCGCAACGGGGATCACTCCACCAGACAATAATCAATACTGGCCTGTCATTGGGCAAGACGACGGGCTTGGGCTCGGGCAATTCGAGGGAAACCTTTGGGCAATCAATATCTACAATTACCCGATGGGCAAAGAAACAGCTTTCTCTCTGATGAGAAACCCACTTGGGATGTATAAGGCTCGGGCGAGCGGCGGTCAGCTTTTTGGAACAGCTCTTCCCCCGAATGCGGGCGGTGGCGGGGATCCGGGTGGCGGGCCTGGCGGCGGGGGGTTACTCGGGGACGTTGATATTTGCACTCAGCTTGCTTAGCAGGGGGTTAGAAGGATGGCCCACAGATTAATGCACATTGAAATCGACAATCTCCGCTCCCACTTCAACGGCCTCGGCCTGGTTGGCATTGTGCTGTTTGCTATTGCTGAAGCCGTTGCCGGGAATCACCCTGGGTTAGCTGCGGATATTATTCAGATTTTGGCGGCTTCTCTGACAAGCGCCGGGATCGCCGTCAGCGCGGGATTATGGGTGATGAATCTCTTGATCGACCGTCGGCTCAATGAATTCGAAAAACAAAACATAGCACCTATTTATGAGCGACAAGTCACGGTGCAACTAGATCGAGAAAACAGCGACGAACGGTATGATCGGCTAATAGAGAATCTTAAAGAACTGAAGGAAGGACACAATAAGATTATGGAAAAAATAGGCGAATGCTCCTGGAGGAAATCTCATTGATTACTACCATCCAGCCTTGGCTCACCCATGCTATCGGAGAACTCGGCCAGGCTGAAGTAGCCGGCCCCGGAGCAAACCCTCGAATTGCTGAATACCTGGCGACCGTTGGCCAGGTCGGAGATGATGAAATAGCCTGGTGCTCGGCGTATGTCAATTGGTGCTTCACGAAGGCGAGCTACCTGGGCACCAACAAGCCAAATGCGAAAAGCTGGCTCGATTGGGGCGTTTCAATTCCTCAACCGATGTTTGGTTGTGTGAGTGTTTTTCGCCGGGGAACAGAGCTCTGGCAAGGGCACGTCGGGTTTTTCCTCGATCAATCCCCCCTCGGAATTTACTTACTAAGTGGCAACGTCGGGAACAGGGTTTGCATTTCAAGACAGGATCCCGGCACTCTGATTGGACACCGTTGGGGGTACTAATGAAAGAATTCAGCGAATGGGTTTTCTTCATTCTGGCCGGCGGGATGGTTGACGGAATCAAGATCGCCCGTTATATGCGGCTCCAAACTCCTGACGCTCATTCGAGTTTCCTTAAAGCGGTTTTGGATTATTACGTTGGGGGGAACTCCGAAACCTTTACTTGCGTCACGACTTGCTTTGTGGGCCTGTCGATCGCGGCCATGTATATCAACCGGGTTGGCGTTGATTTGATCCCCTTTCTCGACAAGATCCCGCAACACGCCGTTTTCGCTGGCTTACTCGGATCCCTTTCCGCATACTTCACGCCCAGGTTCGTCAAATGGCTCGAAAGCAAATTCTTCCCAGGGGGTGAATGATGTTCAAGCGATTGCTTGGCATGACTTCAATAGTTACTGGACAGTGGTGGTTTTACCCGGCACTCATCGGCGGGCTCCTGATCGGTTTCTTCTGGTGGATGCGCGTTCATGACAACCGGATCCGGGAACAAGAGAAGCCAGAAATCAGGAAGGAAGTATTGAAGGAAATGACCGAACAACACGAAAAGGATTTTGCGCCCGAGCTCAAGGAGATCAAAGACAATCAGGCGCTCGCTATCAAAGCCTTGTCCGATCAAATCCTTCAAATCCAGCAAGTTTCGGCGGCCAAAGTGGCGGATCGGGCCGCTCTCAATCAAACGATCAATGCTTTATCGGGAGCTATCGCCCGGATCCCGGCCCAGGTCGCTACGATACCAGCCGGCAAATTACCCGACGAGATCCGTCACGTTCTTGCTGAGTTACGCCAATGACCGCTCAACACGTTGTCGATAGACAGATGCTTCATTTCCCGTGGGCCTTCATGCTCACGATTTGGGTGTGGGTGGCGCTCTACGCGCTTCGCCGAGTCGTTCGAAAGGATATGCTGCCCAATGGATTCAAATGGGTGAGGAAGCTGGCGATCGGGACTGGCTACCTTGGCCTGTTCGTTCGAGCCGCCCTGGTTGTCGTTGCGGGCGCTTTCATCCGGGAGCCCATTGACGTGAGCCACGGCGACCCGGCCTGGAAGAGTTATGTCGATTGTTTTGGCGGTTGGGCTCCGGGTGCCGCCTTCGCCGTTTATCTGATGTACCGAATTTATTATTGGATCCTCAAATGGGCCGACTAATCAAAACCTTCCTTCTCGCGCTTGCCCTTTGTTTCGTGTATCCAGTCCTAACACACTGTCAAGAGATCCCGGCGACGCCTTTGACCGTTGACGAGATGCGCGAAGTATTAGGCCGGCTTCGAGAGCTCCAAGAGGATCGAATCAAGATCACACGCTACAAGGCTTTTATCGACCGGGATGAAAAGCAGGACGCCCGAGAGGCTGCTTTGAATGCCAAGGCCCTCGAACTTGCTCAAAAGGACAAGGAAGCTGTAGAGCGGGAGCGGGATGCTTGGAAGCGGGACGCGGAATTTTATAAGAACGCCTACGAAATCCTATCGAAGAAACGGGGCGGGGCGGGATGTACTTTCCTGAAAGTCATTACCTTGTGGCTCTACTCCTGCGGCGGATAGCGCATCCCGTTTGACCTATTCAAAATCCTCAGCGGCGGGCAACTGCCTGACCTTCACCTTCTTCCCCCCTTCAATGATGATCGCCTTCTTCCCGTCAAAGATGTACTCGGTTACACTGTTCTTTTCCATCATGTTCATTAGGTGAGCCGTGGCCGCCGTTTCCTTCTTGGTGAGCTCCATTCGCTTGTCCCTGATTTCGACATAATCCTCGGCGGCCTCGACAATCTCTTTAATTACCGGCGCTTCCATGCCGGGCAATTCTTTTTGCTTTTTAGTCATCCTTTTTCTCCTTGTGGTACGGTTTTGAGTCTTTCCAGCAACGCTTTACTTTGCCGTGAGGCCAGTCGGCCCAACTACATTCAAATCTACCTCCACGGCGTTACTATCAACCGATTCGACCGTTTGGGGAGTTGCCCCGCCCGACGTGAAGTAAGCCCGAGCTGTGTAGAAGTAAAGAACGCTCCCACTCGCAAAGGTGGCCGGCAGGGTGACAGTTCTTGAACTCGGGATCGAGTTTGTATTGGTATAAGTGAACGGCCCCGTTGCGGCTGGCCCCTGGTATATCTTAAAGCCGGTGATGTTGGCTTCTCCTGTCACCGCGTAGTTCCAAGCGAGAATGACAGGCTCTCCCGGAAACTTCTTAACCCCGGCTCCTTGGGCTTCCATCAACCCAGAGAACATGAGCCCGAGGAAAAGTATCAATCCAAACCTCAAAATTGGCTTAAACATCGGAGTTGCTCCTTTTTTGTGGAAAATAGGCCCGCCATTTGCCCTACAATCAATTTTCAGGGCCCCCAACGTCCCCTTCGCCTCCCGAAGGCGGGAAAATGGAGAGGCGCTTAAGTGGTAAAGGCCAGAGGCATCCCTAGAAATCATCATCACCCCCTTTTTGAGTCAAACTTAATTGAGTCCATTCATCGGCCTCGGTGAAATCGGGATCGTGCCGAACCCGGATCGCCACCCCCGGCGTATCGACCTGGCTTAACACATAAGCCTTGCCGTGTGAGACATGGACGACCTGAGAATCGTCACGATAAGCCACCCCTGAAAGAGAGTCAAGGATCGCTCGCTCCATTTTGTCCACATCGGGCTTGGAGATCGGGAACGGCGGAGCGTCACCCTTGAGGCAACCCGCTTTCATGTAGTGGCTTTTCGGGCGGGGCATGAAATAGACAATCGTGAGATAAATTGGGCCGGCGACCGGCTTGCATCCCTTTTCAAGTGCTCCAAATCTCACGGCAGCCGTCCACTTCCTCAGATGTTTGTTGTCGTGGACGTACACGACCTTGCCCGTCTTTGGATTGACAAAACTGAAGGAGCTCCCCTTGGTTCGAGGAACCCCTTCGACAAAGAATTCAATTGAATCACGCCTTGGTAAGCTGTCCACTTGCTGCAACGGCTTTCCTCCTTTCCAACTCGTCTTGAATGGCCGCCTTTCCCGTCGCCCGGCCAGGCTTGGGAACTTTCCCTGTTTGATCCGTCGGTTGTTGCTGGACAATCGCTAGGAATTCGAGCAACTCGACCGCTTTCGTTAGCCCGAGCTCCCCGACAGCCTCAGCAAACCGCGTTTTTGCGTCCTTCTTCTTCCGTGACATTCGCCTCACCCCCTTTTGTGCCCGGTTGGCTCTTGATTTGAATTCGCAATTTTGTTGCATCTGAGTCGGTGACTATGAAATCGCCGCCGTAAAATACGGCTTTCTCTTGTCCCGCGATGCCCCTCTTTAGCCATTTGGAACAATGGATCCGCACGGCGTAAAGAGAAGTCGGCTTTGAAGGATTGAAGGCGTACATCGAGAACGACTGGACAACCCAATCGCCGGCCTTGTAATTAGCCGAACGATTAAGAATCGTCCCCCGGTAAATGTGCAACTTGAGCCCGGCCAGGCACTCGGCCAGTTCGAAACCGGTATCCGCGAGCCGCGTTCCGATCGAGCTTAAAACCTTCCGGGCTACTTTGTCGTCTTGTAAAGCCCGGTTGTACTCTTTTTCGAGCTGCAATAGCTTACTCATCGGTGTCCTCCTTCGTCGCTCCGACCCGGAAGAACTTCAAGGCAAACTTCCCTTTCGGATCCGTGACCTGATATTGCTTCTTGGTCGCCTCATCCGGCCACTTCAAAGTTGTACTCCCCTGATACTTACCCTCGATCAACCAATTCCCGACGATACCGAACTCAACGCCCCGCAAGATTCCCTTGGCGTACTTATCGAGCTTCTCGAATTCCTTGTGTGCCACCTTAACCTCGGCGATCCTATCAAGGGCGTGTTCGAGCTCTTCATTCTGAATCAGCCGCGCCCCGTCCCCACTCATCGCCGGCGGCATACAATGGCCCCCGAGGAAGTCGCACGATTTACACTCCGCGAGATCCGTGGTGTAGTCGGGCGCCTCCTTGCTTGCGAGCGAATCGACGGCCACCGAGGCCAGGTCAAGGAACTCATCGACTCGCTTGTGGTTGTCGTTTTGCCAGAGCTCGACAGGCAGGAGCAAGGGGAGGCCCGGCATATCGAGTAACATGAAGCCTATCGGCTCGCCCGCCCCGTACAGGTAGCAAAGCAACTGATAGGCCCCGCGCCGCGTCCACTTGTTCAAGAAGAGATCCTCGAACGTCTTGACGCCCTGGGTGAGATAAGGTGACCAGGCTTTGACTTCCAGGGGCTTGCCAGGCCCGAAGCCGTCAAACTTAATCTTGGCATCGACCTTGCCAGTGATGACGGTGCGATCCTTGCGATCCTTCAGCACGAACCGCTCTTGCTCCCCGACAATCTGAAATTTGGGATCCGAGTTTCGACCTATTTCCCGCATATCCGCCAAGAGATCATTCTCCCGATCCTTCCCTCGGCGGAACCGGGCGAGCTGGTCAGCCGTCCAGGCCGGGAGCTCGTCCCCGTGAATCATTTGGTTGTAAACACGCCTGGCGCACGGCGAATACTGGCCGGCCCACACGTTCGCTTGCACAAAGGGCTCACCCGACTTTGAGCGAGCCTTGTTTTGCTCTTTGATCCACTTGCCCCAGGACTCGATAACTTGAGCCCCGAGGCCGATGGCAAGATTCTCCACTTGCTTAACTTCGTTCATTCGCCCCCCTTTTCAATTCTTGCGATGTACTGCACAAACGCCCGGATCACTTCAAACTCCATGAAGATCGCGCATGACGCTACGACTCCATTCTCGACCGAAAGGGTAATAGCGCCCGGAACGAGATCATCTTTCTCGATATACACGCTATCCCCCAAGTAGGATTTATCCACGGCTGGCCCCCTTCTCTCGATCAACGATCGCCGTGAGCACATCAAGCAAATCGTCGGCGTTCGTGGCCTTGAGGATCATGCTTTTGAATTCCTTCTCCCAGGCCGTTCCCTTGATCCGCTCTAATAGCCTGTTTTTGTCCTCCCCGATATTCCCGCCAGGCGAAACGTAATTGTCTCCCCCTGGTGGCGGCTCCCCCTCGGGCGCTGACGATTCAGCCGGGCGCTTGGCGAGCTCGGCGTTCCAATCGGAGTCTTTAACCGTCCCTGGGCATTTGCCTTTGCCCTTATTGCATCCCCAAAAGGCTGACCACTTCTGTTCTGCTTTCGGCCTAATCAGCTTCATGGATCCCGAACAGATTGGGCATTTTGGCCCGGTCACGTCGTCACCAGCGTCGCCATAACGCACAGCCGACCCGCCGAAGCCCCTCCCCCTGGCCGCGAGCTCCCAATTGCGACCAAGTGGCTGCCAGATGCGTTGCAGCTCGGAAAGTGGTACAGCATCGAGCCCGGTTAATTTCCGCACGATGTTCCCCTCCATATTTCGGAAGGCAGCTTTGCGAACGTAGGCGAGCTTCCTTGTCCCGGTTTGGCTCTTCACGAAATCCTCATCGGATCCCCGGCAACCCTCGACGCCTTTAATCCCGGCGAGCGTCGTATGGTTGAAGCCGTCGCCGCGTACCGTGATAAGGTAATCATCCCCCACGTCAGCCTTTTCGGTGCAGAATGTCTTAGCTCCGCCCTCGGGAATAATGTCAATCCCCCACAGCGGCAAAACCCGCTTACAGCCGGCGTCAGACAGAAAGCCAGTGATCCCGCCCCCTGATTCGTCGGGCCGCTTAAAGAGAATCCAATCCTCGGGGAATGTCATACCGATGGAACTTTCTCGATAGATTTTTAAGATGTCCATTTTTGCGCGAGCGATGGCAGCTCCCGCTCCCTTTTCCCTTACGGCTAAGGCGTCCAAGGTGAGCTCCTCGCCCGCGGGTGTCGCTTCGTTGACTACAAGGCTCGTAACCAGGTTCTCTGGATCTGGTTCGATCGGTTGTTTTACTTGCTGATTCATTTGTAGCTCCTTTTTGGTTGTTGGGTTGGGTTAGTTCACTGATACCGAAGCACGCCTTCACAACTCTTTCGGCGGCCTCGATCTTGCGTAGGGACGAAAGCAGGGTTTGGGCCTGGGTGCGGCCCATGTCTCGAACAATAATTCTCCCGTCCTCTAAAAGATTGAATGAAATATGATTCACGTTCTCGATGCCATAGCGCGACTCACCATCGGGGGTTGGCAACACTGGGATTCTCCTTTTCGATTTTATTGTTTTGAAGTGTGACGACGTAGGCCGCCAAGGCCCTATCTTCGGGCGTCGGCGTTGTCCCCTCACAGATTACCAGGACAGGCTTGAAGCTCTCCCCGTCAGTCCAGATGCTCAACTCGACTACATCCTCGGGGCCATTCTCGACAACGACCCATTTACGGTTTGACCAATGGTTCATATCCCTCGTTCGCCTCATAATATCCCTCGTCACATTCAACCCGCTTAAGATGTTTCTAAAGATCGGGTGTAATCGTTCGTTGTTCACTGGCAGCCTCCTTTCCCGGAAGAGTGGATCCGCCGAGCATCTTCTCTCGAATAAATCGGCCAACGATCATAGTCACCGAGCGCCAGGCAACGCGCTATTCGGAAGTTTCTAATGTCGCGACTGACAAAAACTTTGGGCATAAATCCCTCTTGCCGCATTTTGGCCTCACAACGGATTCGCGCGAAAACTTCTACTGTGCTGTCAGAAAGAGTGCGGAATTTCTTCGTGCGCCTGTGTTCCCACAGTCGAACGAGGCTTTCAAGGTCACTCGCCAGTATTTCTTTTTCGGTCATTGGTTTTCTCCATACGAATCAGGATACTCGACGAGTGGCTCAAGCCCCTTGTCTCGCCGGCATTGGTTCACTTGGGCCAAGTGATCTTGACAAACAAACTCTCCGAAGCGGTTAGGGACGCGATCGGGATCCGGGCCCCCATTAAATTCATGGGTAGGGAAAGTCGCGCTGCAAGTGTATCTCATCAGTTTCTCGCCCGGCTCAAATAGATTTCTCGTTGTCTTTTGCGAATAGCGCCCAGGAGCTCGGGCGGGGCCTCTTCGAGTAATCCCGGATCGGCTTTAGTGAGCGACCCGTCACTCGGACGATAAATGAAAATGTAGGCGCATATCCCGCAAATAGTCAGCCACACGAAGTCAGGATCCGCTTGCATCTCTTCAGATGGCGGCTCCCCTTCCCATACCGTTTCTTCAATTTCTCCGTGACAGTGAGGACATTTCATAATCGTGATCTCAAAAAACGGGGGAAACCGGATCCCACCGGCATCCCCCAATCATTCCGCTTGGTTCTTCAAGACGCTCCTTTCACTAGGATTTACTGCCATTTGGTACTGTCGTCCCCTCGGGGAGATAGTTGGGCATCGCTTCATAGAAATCGAGCGCGGTAGGAAAATCTCCGTGCCAGCGGAGCTTATAGCGCCCAAGTAGCCTTTGACACCCGAGCTCTAGTTGACCGATCGAGAAGCACTTGAGCTCGCGCCAGTAAATATCAATTGCGTGCGCGCTCATCGGCGGTTGTCCCCAAAACTGTTTCATGCTGTTCATCACGTCCACGAAAATCGTTCGATGGCTTTCGTTCATTTCTTCCCCTTTCGCAGCCGGGCGGTGAGAAACTTTAAGATCCCACAAATTTCTGGTGCTGTGAATTCTCCATTAACCGTGTCCCATTCGGCATTTTCGACAATCCACCGCCGCAACGCCCTTGCCAGCCGCTTCTCTCTGTCACGCAGGCCAGCGGCGTAGCCTTCATTCCAAGCCCACTCGGTTTCATCGCAATACTTACCTATATAAGGATTCTTCGGCTTCATTTCTCACCGTCCAATCCGAAGGCACGGACTACGGATCGCAACTTA